ATATAATAACAATGGATATATGGAACCGTTCAGTAGGTTCGATATTCTGTGTGTAAGTGGTCAGGCTGTTGATGCTTAGGATTGGCTTCTATCAGCCTGATAGCAATCTATCCGTTGAAGGTTTTGTCATTTTCCTTCAACGGTTTTTCTATTCATCGAAGACCTCCTTTCTTTCTGGTAAGGGAACTCACTGGGGCGTGGGTTCCCTTATTTCTTTCATTGGCGGTGATAACTTGAAAACAAAACGGGAAATTCTTGAAGCGATGAGCGGTACGCCTGTAAACAATATGCAGATTGCCGCAATGGGGTTCGGCACACCGCCTGACATTATGGAGACCATTACGGATAGGATCAGAAATGATTACGTTCTCCATGATGAGTTAAAGAAATACGATACAAAGAGAAGGATTGAGAAGTCAAAAGAGCGATACGACGACAGGCGATACAATCTATCAAAGGAGGCGAAGAAGCAACGTATGGCAAGGAAGAAGCAAGAGCGAGACGCAATCAAGCAGCGTTACGGTAAGCACCAGATATATCATTCCGTAAATGCCTTCAAGGACAAGATAGCACGTTACGGTTCTTCGCTGAAAAACCCTGATGTATCGTCAGAGGTAGAGATGTTCCGAATGTGCATGATTGACATTCTTGAAGGGCGAATGCCATTCTCGGAAGAAGAGTTCGACAATCCGGAAGTAAAGTCTGAAATGATGAGAGACTTTGGTACACTTCTCTTGAAAGCATCGCAAACACTTTCCCAGCAGCAGAAGCAGAAGATCGAAATGGAAGCACTGAACCAGTCGAAAGCTGGCGTGAGAATTTCTATTTCGTCCGAAATGGAAAAGGCAATGAAGGGTCTTGAAGAATCGCAGGACTTGGAGCTTGTGAGTGCTTCCGCTTCCGAAGACGAGCGATCCGCCGAAGAACTGCTGGCGGATGCAAGGGCGAGAGTGGAGGAACGCCCGGAAGCTCCTGATTAGCAATGGCGCGACCTAAGAAACTACCACCACCGATAAAGGTTGACTACAAGCCGACCAGAAAGCAGATTCTTTTCCATTCCTCCACTGCGGACGAGGTGCTTTATGGCGGCGCGGCTGGCGGTGGTAAATCAAAGGCTTCCGTAATGGATGCCTTTTTTCGTTGTCTGAAATACCCTAACACTAAGGCGTATATGTTCAGACGAACCTTCCGTGAGTTGGAAGATACGCTGATCGCGGAAGCGCAGAGGTCTATTCCTTCGCAGCTTGGAAGGTATGTGGCGAGCCGCCATGAATATGTGTTGGTTAATGGTTCTTCCATAAAGTTTTGTCATTGTCAGGAAGAGAAGGACAGATTCACCTATCAAGGTGCTGAAATCCATTGGCTTTATATCGACGAGCTGACCCATTTTAGCCAGGTCGTATATGACTTTCTCAAATCGCGTCTCCGTGCGCCGTTATCTTTGGGAATCAAGCCTGTGGTGAGATGCACTTCAAACCCCGGTGGCGTTGGTCATGCGTGGGTCAAGGCGTATTTCGTTGATGAAGCTACGCCCGGTGAAGTCTTCACTGAAAAGAAGTGGAGCGACACCCTTAAACGGTGGACAACTTCGACAAGACAATATATCCCTGCAAGGGCAACGGATAATCCTTATATTACCGAGGATTACATTACTGAATTGGAGCGCAAGCCGGAAAAGCTCCGCGATGCTCTTCTTCTTGGAAAATGGGATGCTTTTGAGGGACAGGTATTCGTTGAATGGCGAGATGACCCGAACGGGTATCTTACGCGAAAGAATACCCATGTGGTGAAACCGTTCTCCATTCCCCGCACTTGGTTGATATATCGCAGTTTCGACTTCGGTTATACAAAGCCGTTCAGCGTTGGTTGGTGGGCTGTCGATAGCGACGGTACCATTTACCGATTTGCCGAATGGTACGGATGTGACGGAAGCCCCAACGTTGGGCTGAAACTGACGGTTGAAGAAATCGCTGCGGGGATAAAGGAATTTGAAACTTCCCATGGACTTGACGGGCGTGTGACAGGATTCTGCGATCCGTCCATGTGCGATGCAAGCCGTGGGATTTCTGTATTGGAGCAGTTTGCAAGGTGCGGGGTTTACTTCTCTCCCGCAAATAATGACCGCATTGCCGGCAAGATGCAAATCCATCAGCGACTTGCTTTTGATGATAACGGATATGCGAGATTGTATGTATTTACAAACTGCCGAGATACAATAAGAACTCTTCCTGCTCTCTGTTACGATGACAGGAAGGTTGAAGATGTTGATACGGATTCAGAAGACCATATCTACGATGATTTCCGCTATGTGCTGATGGTTGACGGCATACGTTCTCCTATAAGCAGAGAAGTGAAGCGGAAAGCATGGAATCCTTTGGAGTAGGTGATATTGATGAGCGAAGAAATTCAGAGCCGTTACGGTTATACGGAAGTTCTTGACAATGACTTCTCCGAGTATGGGGAAGAAGACAAGCTATATAACAAACTGATGGCTTTGTTTGATGAGTTCCATGATAACGAAGCTACCCAGTGGATTACCGCTAAATGGAAGCGAAACCAGTCCATCTTTCTTTGTCAAGGATTGGGGATTCCGCTTGCGAAGACGATTGACAGCAAGAGCTTTAACCCGCTCGATATTGCTTCTTCCAGTGGTGAGAGAAAGCCTTTAACATCCACCCCTATTCTGTATTCAACCTATGAGAACCTGAAATCGGACGCCATCGAAATGCAGCCGGAAGCAATCTTCTTGGGAAGAACCGCAGATGACGGCAAAATGGCAAGCGACATGACCGAGATTTTCAGATGCTTCCTCCAGCGTAGAAACTGGAAAGCGAAGTACGAAGAATGGGTCAGTGTAAGAAGCCGGTACGGGCTTGCGTGGATTGAAACCGTGTGGGACGATACGCTTGACCATAACAAGGGCGATGCTGACATTCGGGTATGGAACCCGCTTGATATTTTCGTAGACCCGCTCTATGAAGACATTCAGGACGGAAGGGCTATCTTCAAGGTCACCCATCATCATCCAAGTTGGTACAAGGAGCATTATCCTGATGCCTACATGAAGATGAATAACGTGGATAGAGACTTTGAAGACGACAATGTTATCATCAGCAATACGGAAAAGCAGTCCGAAACCATTCCGCTTTACGAATGCTGGTGCAGACGGTACAACGCAAAGTCGCAGCGTTACGAAGTCCATATGTATAAGCTGTCAGGTGGTGTTGTTCTTGAAAACAGCGAGCTGAACAAGGAAACAAAGAACGGCATGTACTCCCACGGGGAATACCCTTTTGTGGGAAGCTACTACGAAAAGATTGAAGGTACGCCTTGGGCTTTGGGTCCTCTTGATTACCTTGCTCCTGTTCAGCGGTACATCTCCGACATGGACGATTACATCTTGCAGAATATCAAAGCATCCGCAAGACCGCGCAAGTATTACAAGGACGGATTTGTTGACCCAAAAAAGCTGGCAGACATGGATTATGAAGTCGTGCCTGTACAGACCGGTGGCGGGTCTATTACAGATGCTATCCAGTGGGAGATTCCGCAACCGCTCAACACTGTTGCTCTCCAAATGTACGCAAGCAAGACGGAGACCCTTAAAACGGAATCCGGGCAGAATAGCGCAAGTCGTGGCGAAGTTCCCGGTTCTGTAACTGCCGCTTCTGCCATTCAGCTTTTGCAGTCCGCAGGAAGCAAACGCGCAAATCTTTCCCAGTACAACCTCAACAATGCGTTCTCTTGTGTAGTCCGTCAGACCGTAAGCAACATGATGCAGGGTTATACTGAAGAGCGTATTTTCAGGCTTAAAGGCAATCTCATTGAAGGAGACCAGGCATTTGTTTGGAATCCTGAAATCTACACAGAAGATTGGGAATATGACCTTGATGTAAGGATTCAGCGTGAATCGACCTTTATGACAGCCTACACCAATCAGACGATTCTTTCCCTGATGCAGATGGGCGCGATTGATTCTGCCGATGCTGTCCAGCTTCTCGACATTCCCAATCATGATGTCGTGCAGTTTGCAGTTGAGAAGAACAACAAGATCAAACAGACGATCACTTCTCTTATGAACGAAGTTCAGCAACTGCGCGATCAGGTAGGCGCGGCAGCAGAAGAAAATGCCGCTCTTACACAAGCCGCTGAACAGGCGGTTGCAATGCCGGATAACGTGTCGTTTGAAGGCAATCCAACGTTTGCGCAATAGGAGAAATCCTTTGCAATATAGGTTTAGCGAAGCCGATAAATTCGCGCAGGAGGTACATCAATGAACGAAGAAGTTGCCGGAGCCGTAACCGAAGAAATTGCTGAAACAGGCGGTCAGCAAGCAACCAATTCAAATTTCGTCCTGTTGGACGATATTCTATCCGAAGCGCAGGATAATGATGCTGGAAATCCCGAAGCAGCGGGTCAGGACAACGAAGGTGAAAAGGTCGATAATGCGGGTGATGACAACCCCACCGGGAATGAGCCTGAAACGGAATCTAACCAATCCAGTACAACCTATCGCACACAAGCCGAATTCGATGCGGCTTTCTCCAAGCGCATGGCGAAAGAGCGTGAGAGAAATCGTCCTTATGTAGATATGGGAAAACTGGTAAACGGAGTGACGGGTGGAGAGCTTACCGATGACGAAGTTAAGGAAGCCATTAGTAATGCCCTTGCAGAAAAACGTTCCAGAGCGAACAAGACCGACATTGACACCGAACTCAATAACATTCGCGTTGAGCAGCGTATCGCTTCAAGATATGGCGGCAATGCAGAACGTGAGTATGTGAATCACGCTGATGACGGCGTGAAGGAACGTGCGAACGAAATGGTAGCCACCATCAACGCAATCGGCGATGATTCATTCACTATTGATGCGTTGCGAAGTAACCAGCAAGCCATGGAATATTGGGCGAAAGGAGCTACCCCAGCCCAAGTCTATAAGTCGTTTTTTGCCGCTTCCCAGTCCGCAACCACCGCTCCAAGGAAGGTCAACAATCGACCTTCTCCCGAACGTTCGGCAAATAGTGGAGCAACGGGAACCGGGTCGCGGCGATTAACTTCCGCTGAATACGCTAAAATCAATGATGCACTGGATAAAGGGTTCGATGTCAGAATCTAAATTAGATTTTGAGGAGGACTAAACTATGTCTACCATCATTTCCGGCATGACTACTACCACTCAGACCGACCCTGTAACCGGGCAGTCTAACCTTCATGTTACCGCGCAGAACTACTGCGACCAGCGTTTACTTGCCAAGGCGCAGGAGAAACTGGTTTACCACTCCGCTGTTATTAAGCGTCCCATGCCTAAAAACAACGGCAAGACCATTGAAATGTGGAAGTATGCGCCCTTAGCTGCTGTGACTTCTGCCTTGACCGAAGCCACCATTCCTTCTGCGCAGACCTATTCCCAGTCTAAGAT